GTTCAGTCAAGTGAACTTGGGTATAGAGCTCAAGAAATGGCTGGTATTTATGGATTTGGTTTTAGTAGTCTTAGAAGTTCATTGGGACTTGGTTCAAAAGATTTAGATCCAAAGAGAGCAGTGCTTCAATCAGCGGCAAAAGGATATGGATCTACTAGATCTTTCTGGGATTTAAATTTAGGTGGGCTTGGAGACGTACCGCTCGCGGGCCAGGGAGCATTAGGTAATATTGAAGCTTCTGAAATTGTAAGAAGATTTATTCCAAAAGAAAGATCTAATACAGAATATATTAACCCAATACAAAATACTATGGGTCAAAAATATCCTTTCTTACCAGGGCCTGAATACTTTACCAATTTTAGAACAGGAGATCCTTACACTAAGGTTTCGGAAGGTGAATTAAGATTACCTGGGATTGGATACGAAAGATTCAATAATGTATCTAAAGATTCAATGGGTAATTACGACAAAATAAGTCAATTAGGAATATTAGCCGATGTAGCTCCTTATTCTACTCAATTTAGATCTTTAAATAATCAAATTCAAATGGGTTCTTTAGATCCAGGCGAAAGAGAAAAAGTAAAAACTATTAGAGAACAAGTAGCTGATACTACTCATAAATATAATTTTACTCCATATAAATATAAAGGTTCTAATCCAGAAGAATTAGCGCTACATCCCAACGTACATGCTATATCAAGAATAGGTGAGTATATTGCTCATAGAGATACGTTTTTTAATACTAAATTTCTACAAAAAAGAACAGCCACAGAAGATTGGGAAAGAAGAAATGTTTATGGTTCTACTTTTCCTGAATGGCAGAAGCCTTATACAAGCTTTGTTAAACCTACTATAGAAAAAGCTACACAAAGAAATCCATTTGTTGCAGCAACAGCTACAGCAGGATTTGGTTCAATGTTTGGTAGAACAGTTAAAGCTAAAACTTTGGGAACTGTGGTTGGAGCCATGGTTGGTTTTGGAGCTTCAGTTAGAGGAAACGCTCACGAGATGTTAACTGGTGAACGATTTATGCCAAAGACTAGAAAAAAAGAAATAGCATTAGAAGAATATACAGACATGTTATCTTATGTTAAGAACACTCATCTTGCTAATCAGGCTAAACAAGAAGGTGACGTTAGATCTGCAATGAGTTTTGAAAATGCAGCTAAAAGAACTATGTATGGAGCAGACTTAGATAATGGTTCTTTAGAAACTTTATCTCTAGCTATTCCTAAAAGAAAAAGAGAACATTTTAGAGCAATGATCAATGCACCCGAAAGTGATAGACCAAGTATACTGTCAACTGCTGGAAGACTTGAAAGAAGAATTTATGAATCAGCTTGGGGAATGAAGGTTGAGAAAAAACCAGAACTTCAAGATTACTTTTCGGAACATGAGCTTCCAGATAGCCAGTGGGAAGGTTGGCAGCCTACTACCGATATGGATCAAGTTAAAATTAAAACAGGTCAATCAATGGGTCTGGATATGTCTCAAATGGGTTACTATCCACAACAGGTTAGAGAAGCTAATTTAACCAATCCTTCTTATCCATCTTTCTTTAAGCATGGCAATAGCCAAGACACAGCTGCTCAACTAAGAATAATGATGTCTAAAATGGGAATTTCTGGAAGTGTAAATAAATCGGCAAATCCGTATGGTTCTAATTCAATGAATATTCGTGCAGGAGTAATGTAATAAAATGGTAAATTTTAATCCTACATATATATCAGCAGAATACTTAGGCATGACGCGCAATGCACTAAAAACCACTATGTACGGCAATGCTAATTTAATAGAAACTGTAGTGGAAGAAGGTAGAGTTAAATTTAGGGTTAATTCCACTGGAAAAGTTTATGAAAGTGCAGCAGATGCTTTTCAAAAAGCTGGTGAGTCTGGAATAACTCAATGGTCTAAAATAGAAGGAATAAATAATCAAAGAGGATTACAAGGTTTTGGGGAAAGATTAGCAAGTGCAAAAGATGTTTTATCTAAAGATGCGGATTTACGTGCCAGCTTTGGAATAGCTGATGTAAATGATTTATTTTTTACTGTTGGTACTCAAAAAACTCCAATGGGAAAAAAACAGCTTTCTAAAAATATATTAGAAGGCTATAAAGATAAGGGTTTTGTTTTTGGAGATGGGGATAGTTCTACTTATATTAGAGCATTTATCAAAGGACAAGAAGATACAGAATTAACCACTATGGAAATAAGTAGATTATTGTACACGACAAATGCGCCAACAGGTAATTCTTTAGGTGGTTTTATTTCTAGTACAGATATATCAGAAGCTTTACAGAAAGGTTCTTTAACTAAACTGTTTGAAAAAACAGGAAAAAGAATTAAAGGTGCAATTTCACTTAAGCCCAGCACAATGACAGGAAGTACACTAAATGATATATTGGGTGGAAAATCTTTAGCTGAATCTACTCTTGTTGTTGATTATGAATCAGATTTATCTAATTTAATGTCAAAATATGTTGATTCTTACAATGGTTTAAGCGAAGGAATTAAACTCAATAATAGATCACTTGCAACAGAAATAGTAGAAAAAACTTTTGGCGCAGATCAAGAAAAACTTGCATTGTATGGCGATAGTCCATCTTTTACTGGAGCAAGAAGTACAATGGAAAGACTTGGAGTTATATCTTCTCCTGATTCTGGACAAATTAAAATCCATAAACAAGAAGTAATGGATGCAATAAGAACTAAAAACCCTGATTCGCTAAATCCTAATGATAAAGCTTTATATGATGAAATAATGGAATCCTTTAAAAGGCCATCTGATGGTTCATTGTTAATTAACGTCAATAAAAAAAATGAATACATAGCACAATTAAAAAATGAAAAAAATACAATCAAATTAAAAGGCGCGTTAACAGAAGAAGATTTTACTAGATTAAAAATAATAGAATCAGATATTTCAAATTTACAAGATGGAATTCACGCAAATACAATAACAGCATTTTATAATCAAGATGGAAAAGCATTTGAAATAAAGGGTGTTGTCAATGAAGCTTCATTTAAGGACTCATTAGATCGTTATACTCTTATAACAAGTAAGGCAAACGTTAAGACGGAAGCTTCCATAATGGGAAGAACAGATTCAATTAATATAGTTTTGCAAGGCAGTGCTAAAGACGGAGTTTATCTAGATCCTTTAGCTCCTGCATTTCATGGTGAAATATTTTCTAACCCAGAAACTTTACAGGCAAATAGATTGAGGGCAGAAAGAATTTTGCAATCCTATGAAGAAAGCATAAATACCAATGTTTTTAATAAAGAATTAAGAATTCAAATTTTTGCAGATGCAGAAAAGGATCTTGCTGCTGTTCCTTCTGAGTTTAGGGCTACAGCAGAAAGGTCTAAATTCTTTGCAGAGGAATTGAAAAGATCACTGATGGCTGGTACGGACATTAGATCTAATCCTCAAATGTCTAACTATTTAATGAACTATGTTCAATCTCAATTAGTTCGACCTAAAGATGGTTTAGTGCAACCAATAATGGAAGATACATATCGTTTTGGTATTAATACAGATGTTGCATACTACAATGGCAGAAGAGCTAAAACTGCTTTAGGAGGCGGTGCACTACCCCTTGAAACTACTTACATGGAGAATGTAAGTAAATTTAACTTATCAGCAGATAGTACTACGGCAACTGGACTGCTTAATTTTAAAGTTCGTGATGGACAAGTAATAACTAGCGCAGATGCTTCTAACATATTTCACTTTTCTTTTGGCACCTATGACCATGACGATGATGTTGTTTCTAGCATGAGAGTATTGAAAACATATAATAAAGAAACCAATTCAATAAACGAAAGATTATCATTTTTTACATTTCGTCAACCAACTGGTCCCAACGAGTATGCTATAGCAAACGCTGAACTTAGAGATACTGAAACATTAAGAGCGACATACGGAAAAAATACGGCGTTAGTTGAAGAATTAGGAAATGTAGCAAAATCAGAACACGGTAATGCCACTCAAAAACTTTTGCATGAAATCATTTCAGCAGAAAAGCTTTCAGAAAGTCAAATTAATTTATACAATAATAGATTAATGGATCATAGTGACCAAGGGGTTCACGATGCACTAATCTCCGGAATGAGGTCGGCAGAAGCAAAAGGGATTTATCAATCACAAACAATAACCTCTGATATATTAAAACAATTACGAGGAAAAGAATACGCTACCACATTATCAATGGACAGTAAGTCCCTAAAAACTTTAATAGATGCAGGTTTGTCTGATGGATATTTAGTTCCTCAATATAATCAAGGAAATTTATTTACCCTATTCCCAAATAAAAAAGGTGCATATAATTTAGAAGAAGAAACCATAGCCCGCATAACTGAATCAAATTTATTAACTTCTACTCAAAAACAAAATTTACTAAAACCAGAATTAGAAAGCGAAAATTTACTTCAACGCATAGGCAAGATATACGACAGTCCAGAAACTAGTGGGCAATTAAAACAATTTTTACATTCCTCACTAGAAACAGAATATATGCTAAAATCTAGAAAAACCGCAGAAATGGCAGATTCCATTGGCATGTACATGAATAGGTTAACGGTATCTTCTGCTCCAACTCGTCAAGCTGAAGATATTTTAGAAAGACTAGAACAAAAGCAACCGGGAATAACTGCTGAAATAATGGGTAAACATAGGGTTGGTTTAATCTCACCTTCAGAAGCAGTTGACTTAACGGTTAACCTAACCACCCAACAAGGTCTTGATAGCGATCAAATAATAAAACATTACAAAGCTAGCAATGCTGGATATACAGAATCTGATATATCAGGCATTAGTAGTTACTTACAAAGAATAGAAGATAAGAGATTAGCAGCATTAGCAGCAGGACAGCCCGCAAAACTGTTAGATATAATTGGTCAAGAGTCTACAGAAACTGCAGCTAGGATGATGGCAGAAATAAATGCTAATGTCTATAGGTATGGGATGCAAGGCGATCCAGACAATTTGCTAGGAATAGACTTCATGATTGCTAGGCAAAGGCTTAAGGGTGAAGATGCAGTAAGGTTTGCAGATGAATATATTAATCATTTTACAAAGCAATTTGGCGATGACTTTACAAAAGCTCCTCAAGAAGCTATCGACTTTGCCGAGAATTGGCAAAAAACAGTTAAAGGTACTTCTGAAAATATTGCAATTGGAATAAGAAGCATACTAGGCAAAAAAGAGGGCAAATATGCAGGAGCCTACTTACAGGGTCAATTAGGTGCTCAAGCTGAAGCAAGAGCAAAGTCAATTGGTAGAATGGCTAGAACCGACATTGTCATTCCTTTTCAAAGTGAAATGAGATACTCTTCAGAGGCAAACGATGCTGCACAAAATATAGTTGAGCTATATAAAGCATTGAAAGATAAACACGGTAGCGCACTACTAGATGCATCTGATTTTGAAGGTAATTTAGAAGAAGTTCAATTTGCTATATATCAAAAAGGAATGAGATTAAGAGAAATTGGAGGAAGTGTACACGAAGCTGTAATGACTGTAGCAAAAGAAAAAAATATAGAAGTAAGAGATGTCTTATCTCATATAGAAAGAATAGAAGCTACGGACAGAAACGCTAGAGGTATAACAAGCCTTAAAACATCTACTGGAGAAACAGAAAATGAATTAATAAATTTATTTCAAGCTGGAAGAGACGAAAGAGCTAGAGCTATCTATAATAGACAAGAGGGATTAAGTGAGCTTGTAAGACAGCATGACGAGTTTGCGGCATTGCCGAATGCAGATGTTCAAACACAAGTTTACGATACCATTAATGGATATAGAACAATGCAAGGGCTTGAGCCTGAAATAGATCCGATAAAGGAAGCATACAAAGTATCTAGAACTGGAGGTAAAACAGCAGTAGAAGAACTTAATTTATCTTCAGATATGACTGATACAGTTAGACGAATACATCTAGCTTCAGAAAATGCAAAAGCGTTTACTCCAGAAATGGAAGCTGCTCTTTCCATGAAGGGTAGTGCCATAAACTTTGCTCCTTCTGCGCTTAATGAAGCCGAAAGAGCCGTAGCCCTAGGGGAGAAGGGTGGAGAAACATTAGTTAAATCTGGAGCATATAAAAGAATAGGTGAGTCTGCACTTTTAAAAAATCCAATAGCTAGAAAAACAGCCTTTGCTGCAGTTGCTTTATTTGGAGCCAGCTTAGTTTATTCAAAACATAAAGAAAGGGGTGAGGCAGAAATAGCTGGACCACCTCTTCTTCCTGGTGGATCTTCATATGAACAGATGCCACTAAGAAGTCCTCAAATGCCACAAACTTCTATGTTCTCTGGATACAATACGGGAACATCATACAATATACATATGTCAGGTTCGCATGAACAGGTAAATAGCTTTAGATCTGCTGCTGGTTCTGTTGCTCAAGGTCCAGTGAACAGTACTATGTATAAAGGATCGCCAAGAATGGGCAAAGATCCTTACTCCCACATCGCTGGTTCTTTTTAGGTTAATGTCTTATGATTTTTGGTGCACATACACAAAACGAAAACCTTCGTAAAGCTTCGATTAGTAAAGCTAGCCCAAATCAAAATATAAAAAAAGCTAATAACCAATCTGCAGAGATTTCTTCTAGAAAAACAGGAGCTCCATCAAGGCCCGTAGGAAGTCAACGGAGTTGGATTAAATCAATCCACAGCAGGCACAACTAGAACAACTAAGTCTCAGGGTTCAATGGCTGGCTTGGACAACTCTAAATCCACTTATATTCAAATGGATAACGTTGGATATGCTAGAAAATCAAATCAAACTGCAAGATATTCTAATAACAATAAATATATAAATCCCCTAAAAGCCAATGGTCTTTCCTTTACAAATAACGGATTTAAAGGTATAATGGATAATTATAGCAATTCTACTATGTCGGGTAGTTCTAGCGACAGACTTAATAAGTCCTTAAGTATTAATAGGTATTTTTAAATGGCTAACAAGGGAACACTTGCATATCATATTTCTCCGTATATGGCGGGCATGACCCAGGCGGAGCATAAAGCTGACATAGCAGCACTAACTGCTGCTATAAATAGTGGAAAACAAGCATATCAAGATTTAAAATTAATAATTAGTAAAGACTCTAATAAAGCTTTTGCAAATGGTTTTAAGTATTCTGTTAGTAGTCCATCTTCAGAATTTCAACATACTCAAAAAGGAAATCTTAATTTATTCCATTATTGGTATATAGATGCTGATAAAATTCAAGATGGATACATAGTAACCGACCCAAATAGTTCAACCGGTGGCGATGACAAAATGGGTAATCATGTTTTTGCAGACCCAAATAAGCCTTCTGCAAAAACTTCTCAAGCTGTAAAAGATTTATATAATAAAAAAATTAAACAGCTTAAAGAAGCAGTAGATTATTATGTTTATGATAATAATAGTCATAAAAATATTTTAGATGACAATGACTTAGACGCAACTTTTAATAATTCAGCAGCTAGTAGAAATGGAGACCTAACTCCAATCGGTGGTCCTGGACAAGACTACATTAAAGACCCATATGCCATGACGGCAGCTGGCACTTATTTGTGGCAAAATATATTTGAGACTACAGGTAATAGCCTTTTAAGTAAAACAACCAATTACCTAAATGTGCTTAATAAAATAAAAGTATATTACTTCGATGCCAATAAATCACAGGCTTTAACGTTAGCTCTTAATGAAGGTTATTATGACGCTAACCACGTTATGAAAAAATCTTTTTTAGGTTGGATTGCGGCATTACAGGGATGTTTAGATAAGTTAAACAATTTTAATCCAGTTACTCATACTTTTAAGAGTGACTTTGCAACAGATATTACTACCGGAAATCTAGCGGAAGTAACTTTAGGTAATGAGTTTGACGCAGTATTAAGTACGTATAAAATTCAATTTGACTTAGTAGGTGAACTTAATCGTAAATATGGTACAGCTTTAGGTGACAATTTTAGCTCTTATCAAGCTGGATTTTATAGAGTTTTTAGACCTAATACAAATTTTATTAATAAAAATGAAAAATATGTAAAAAATATTTGGAATAGAATTAAGACAAGCGGTCTGCTAGACCTAGCATTAAGCGTCAATGCTGTAGCCGAATTTACTAGAGCTAGGTTTAATGTTGGGTCAAACTTAACGGATCCAACTAAGGGAAGTGCAGCAAACGCATTAAATCCAGTTAGAGATACGTTATGGTTAAATGATTTATCTATAGCAGTACAACAATTATCTTCTGATCCAATTACTCTTTCAATTATTCAAGCTTATTTTCCTAATTTAGTAACATTTTTCTTTGATGCATTGGCAGCTTCTGCAGATTATTCAAACGGAAGTGAATCTGATTCTATAAATAATTTTGAAGATATGGCTAAGTCTTTATTAAGATCTTTTGGAACCAATAAAGATGGGGAACCTGTATTTACCGCAATATGGGAAACGGATAAATTTTTAAATACAGCTGCAAGAATTAAGCAAGCTCTTGAAGAATTTCCATTTAGAGAAAACATACCACCAAAAACTCCAGACATTTTTCACTTTAGATTAGGTGCTTCTAATTTTTATGTTCCACCTGTTTCTATTGATATAAGCACTCACTTTAAAACTGGAAGTTTAACCGGCGGAGCAATTAGACAAAAGAGTTCTCCTAAGTTCAATGCTGGATATAAAGAGACTTCAATAAACATAAAGTTATTTTTTCCTAATTATGAAGAAATATGGGGAATATCTTTAGATGGTATTCAAGAAGTTAAATTAACTGAAGACTTTAAAATAGACTTTAAAGCTGTTGGCAATGAAGAAAAAATAGATAAATTTTTATCATCACTCAGGGGTTTGATAGCAGCGTTTAAGTACGCACCAATCCTTCCTGTTAAAAATCATTACCTCAATGCAGTTCATGGAATTACTGGAGTAGCTCTATCCTCAATGAGCATATCCACAATACCAAACTACCCATTTGCATTAGTGGTAGATTTAGAATTGTTAAACTTTAATCACAAGCCATTCCTACCTATGATTAACGACTTTAACCAAGCTGTTCATTGGGGTAAGTTTAGACATTACATGGGTAAGGCAGCTGGTAACCTTCATTCTTATATTAATGAATCTTTCTTTTTAGGAACAAGTGAAACTCCCGTAGCGGCTAACGACAATCTTGGATTACCTAATGGAAATCCTGGAGATTGGAAATCTAGTGACTATAAACCAGGTTCATCTGTTGGGGTAGGAACCTTAACTCAGATGGACGAGCAGGGCTATAATGCTGGCGATGGTCCTTTAGTGTATCAAAATCCAGTAACTCAAATTGGAGGCTTGAAGGATCCATTTCTTAATGACGTGCTTACAACTAATGTTATGACTGAATGGAAAAATGGAAATAATATAAGTTTATTTACTCCTAGAGAAACTCAAACAAAAATATTTTCTCCAGATACATCTTCTTTTAGATCAGAAGAAGAAAAGAATCTTCAAGACGCTGGTCATTCTATTTGGGATGGTTTTTTAAAGAAGTTTGGAATTGTAGCTAGCCAAGCTGCTGGTTATCATAGAAATTTAGATTCAGTAACAATAACTGCAACAGAGGGAAACATAAATCCTACCGCTAGAAGAGTTATATTGGAAAGCGCTGATTTAATAACTGCTGGAATGGATAAAAAAGGTTATAATGCAAAAGTTTATGCATGGTATGCTCACAGTTTTGTGCTTGAAAATAAAACAAGCCTTAATCAAAATCAAATAGACTATATTTTAAAAGATCCAAATGAAAGTGTTACGGAAGATTTCACTGCAAACATAACCCAGTATCAATACAGGAATGCAACGTTAGTAAGAAAAAATGGTGCTAGTGGACAAAATGTCAATTACTCATTAAAAGATGTTAGAACTTTATTCAAAAAGTCTTCAGAAAATACAGGAGCTTTCTTAGATGATCTTGCTTTGCAAATCGCTAAAGACAAGGCAGCTACAACCGGTAGATCTTCAGATGATTATTTAGATCAAGCTAAAAAAGATATAGGTGATGCTTTTGCTGTAAACGTTTATCAAAGATTCTTCACCAGTGGACCAATAGCTCAGTTTATGGAAAGATTTAGATTGAGCGGAAGTTCTGCAGATCCTAATGGTGGAAAATTTGGTAATGGAAATTATTCATTTAATGAATGGGAAGTTCCAATGCAACAAGTTGACCTTGACTCAAAGGCGGTAATAGTAAATGGAGTCTCTGTTACACTTGGTAATAACTTAGCTAAGCTTCAATTACAAATGCAAGATGAGCCAACTTACCAGCATATAGGTGGAAAAGATTCTTACTTAAATGTTTCTATGACAGTTTTTGGTGAAAAAGAATTGTTTAAAATTAGAAAAGTATTTGAGCATATAAATGGTTTGGCTAGATTAGAACACGCAACTGGGGTAATTGGTTTCCTTGGAATAAAAAATATTATTTCTGGATTAGCTGGAATAAAATATGTAATGCCACTTAATTACGAGGTAAATACAACTCCAAATTATCCTCATGTTTATGACGTTAAAATGTCTTTTGTTGACTTTGACGTATTTCAGCAACAAAGAGAAGAACTGTCCTCTAGGCAACAGACGGATATGATTGAGGTATTTGGAACCAAAAAAAATCCATTTTTAAGAATTAAACAATTATGGGGCGCTTTTAACGCTTATCCAGATTTTCCTTTGACCATTAAAGATAAAAATGGTGATACCGTTGGGTCTTTAGATCCTGATTATTATTTTAGATCTTTTGAAATGATGGATTCTGATGTTGTAAATAATATTTCAACTCAACAAGATAAAGTAAATAATTTTATTATTACTCCAAAATCTTATTCTAAAGAAGAAGATAAAAATATAATTAATGCAATTAAAGATTATGTTCAAAATGATAAATTAAGTGAATTAAAAACTTTCTTTGAACAAAAAGGAATACAATCTAGAGATGGAATAGCTTATGTAGAAGGAGCTATTCAGCAGTTTTTTAATGGTCAAAAAAAGACTTTATTAACAGATTTAATTAAGTCTTATCCTGACTACGATGGAGCTATTGCAGTTTTTGGATCTGAATTTAATGTAGGGTCTAACTCAACTACTATTAATGCTAAAGTAGGAGATATAGTTTCTGGAAGCGCTGCAGATACAAAGCAAATAGAAGACTACTTAGCTGGAAATTCTAGTAAACCAACTGAAGCAGGCATGGTTTCATTTAGTCCAGATGAACTTTCAATGCACCATATGATTGCTATTTTACCTGCAAGTCAATCTTCTAGTGATGAAAAAATTCCAGCTGTGTTTAGTTACGCTAATGGATATCAACTTGGCTACATGAGTAAGACGGATAATTTATTTTACATCACTGAAGGTGGAGTAGAAGTAACAAATAAAAATCCGGATGGAACAACTTCTTCTAGTAAAAATCATAAAATGATCGCTATACCTCATAGCGATACGGATAATCCAGCTAATTCATTTGAATCAACTGGCACTAAAACTCATACGGGAAATGTTGGCTCAAATCCAGCTAGATATAATCAACCATATTCTTCTGGTCATTCAGGTGAAGCAGAAACAATGAGCAATAAAGTTCCAGATACTACAAAGCATTGGGAGAAAATGCTAGTAGACACACAGTATAGAGACTTGTCCGGAAGAATGATTAGAGCGTTTCCAACCTATATGTTATGGCTAATAGATGAGGGTGGATATTATGCAGGAGTAAAGTTGTTTGACAACTTCTATGGTCTACAGTCAATTATTGATTTTTCCATAGTTCAATCAGAAGATATTCTCGGAGATACTTTAATGCTAAGAGTTTCTAACATGTATTCTAAATTAAGTAGACCTGAAACTAGTAAAATTTTTAATGTTCAAGATGGCTATGATTCCGGTGCTATAACGAATGCTGTAGATGGTTTAGCTGGAGTATTAGATACAGTATTGAATAGATCCAGAAATATGATGGCTCATATGGAGAGCAAGTATGTTGTAGACATTAAAAATATTAGATTAAAACCCGGAGTAAGAGTGCATTTAAGAGCCGGATATGGTTCTAATCCAAACTCTCTACAAACAGTTTTTAATGGAACTATTACTCAAGTAGAGAATGGAGAGATAGTAACCATCACTGCTCAATCAGATGCAATAGAGCTAAGTCCGATTGTTAATGGGGTAAACAAAAAGGGCGACAGTGGACATATAGACGGTGGAATTAATACTGGCTTTTGGTTATCCGAACCTAGAGACTTAATGGTAAGACTACTTTCAATGGGATCTTCAAGAACCAGAGAAGCTATAGCTCATGCTACACGAGGAACTATATTTTCTGAAAATAAATTTGGAATTAGACATTTTGGTTCTATTCTTTATCAGCCATTAAACGATAGAGAACAAGCAGCAAATGATGCAATGATTAACTCAGTAAGAAGTGCATTTGAATACATAGGTCAATCAAGCGGAGATGGCCTTGGTGGAGCTCTTAGCATTATGGGATCAGGTGCAAAAGGTATATTCGGAGTATTAAACGAAAATGGTGGTGGTACCGGGCCTGAAACAAGAGTACCTGCCATACCTTTGATGCAAACTCTTTGGACTAACTTTTCTTCACAAAGAGATTTTGAAATATTTAAAAGAAATATCTACCCAGGTAATGGTACTGGTATAGCTCAATTCCTAGGTGGAGATTTAGGTGATGGATGGGCAACAATGGCGTCTTTAACTCCTGAAGATCAGCCAAACGAAAGATTAAATTACATTGGAAAAGTTACGGATAGAGCCTGGGAAGGTTTAGCTACTCAATACGGGCAAGGAATGACTGACGCTAAGAGTGTAATGGATGCAGTTAATGATCCTAATGCATTAAGAAATAGTGACGGTTCTGCTGAAATAGTAAAGAATATTGCTGGTGGTGCATTTGTTGCAGCTGGTCTTGGAGTTGCATCACTTGGTGCTCCAATAATTGGTGGAGGAATAATTGGTGGTGGATTAACTGGCGTACTAAATGGTAGGGGTGGAGCTCATATATTTAATGCTCTTGGAATAACTTCTGGATTAGACGATGATCTTCCTGGTCTTGATGAAGTTTCATTTAGAGCTCAAACATATATGAAATCAGTTTGGGATTTATTTCAAGTATGCGCAAGACTCTTGCCAAACTATATTGTAGCAATTAGACCATTTGAAGATAGGTCAACAATTTTTTATGGAAAACCTCATTGGCTTTACACTTCAGGTGTAGTTCCAATTACAACAGGATATCCATCAGATAAAAGAGCTCAAGCATTAGGTATTGACTATCCTAAAACGGTGGACCCAGATACCATATTAATGGAGACTATGACTAAATTAAATCAAGTCACAAATCCATTTGCAGACGCAAACGCTTACGCCGAATCAAAAAAACCAATAGCTTCAACTCAACAACTAGTAGATGGAAATCTTGTTGATGGAAGTAAATATAATATATATGGTCCAACAAATGATCCAAATAATACTCTTTATGGAAAAATAATAGCCTTTGGCGCAAAACAACATACAGAACATCTAAACGATAAAAAACAAATTATAGCAAAACTTCCTAGTTCCGCAGGATACGCAACAATAGGTTTCCATTTGCCGATAACAAATGGAATAGAGATTGAATCCGATAATTACAAAGAACAGTTAGCTAAACATCAACAAATAGATCAACTACCATATAGATATAGATTTCCATTTTTTACTGATAGAAAAGATAATATTCTTCTAGAAGACTACGCATACTACGCTTTAAGTAGTGAACTAGGTAAATGGAGCGGACACAAAGCAGATTACATGTCTTTAACTTTAGATAGATGGGAATTAAATGGAGTTGGCGGAGCAAAAGAGCCAACGAGTTGGACTAAACTTCTTAAATTAGAAAATACCTTTTCTTCGTCAGCTAAAACTGTGGACGTTGGTAACGGTAATCCAGCTAACGAAATGTCTATACCAATATATTTCAATCAGCAATTAAATTTTGCATCTGCGCCACCTTCTTCTACTGATATTGCAGCCGAAGAATATTTATTTTCTTTTAAAAAAAGTTCTGGCTCTACTAATATTATAAGAATGCCATATCCAGATAAAACTAATTCAGATAAAACACAGTTTGCTGCAGAATATACTTTAGTGCAATCTCAAATATCTTCAGGTAAAACTGGAAACGCTAATACCGCATCCATGCAAGAATGGGGTGCTCCAAAAAACGCAGAAGAAGAAATGTTTTATATTGCCATGAGATGGCCTTATAATTCTCTTACCGGTTCAACTGTAGAGTTATTAAAGCAGCATAATATAAATGAATCTTTTGGAGAAAGTGTTGATGATTACAAGAATAGAAAAGTTTTAGTATACAGTCCTACTACTGGAAAAGCAGTTGTTTGCAAGCCTGCTTATTTCCTGTGGGGAGAGGAAACAGTAGGTGTACCGCCTGCACCAACAGGTAGTTCCTCAGAGAAAGATACTATATCGACAGGTGGTTCTATAGTCTCAGATGCAGCCACCCTCGGTCTAACTCATCTTCCATTCGTTGGAAATCCTCTTGAGGGTCTAATGCCCGGTCATCGTGGCAATAACTTAGGTTTGGAGACTAGAGAAAGATTAGAGGCAGTTGTATCTCCCGACGCTGCGTACTTTTTGGGGATGATGAGTTTAAGTTTAGATGAACAGGGATATTGGGCAATTGGGCAAAACTCAAAGAGTGATAGCGAATGGGGATCTGGGACAGAAGATGCCATAAAGGGATTAGCTAAAGCTGGTATAGCTCCATATCCAATTCCACGCGAATGTTACTATGCATTTGTTCCAGACTCCATTCCTCTTGGTGTTGTTAACTATCTTACAGCTCCAGTAGGTGAATTTAAACTAAGTACTTCTTCATCGGCCGAAAAGTTAATTGGATTTGGATATTTTCAAGGAACTTCTAAAAAAAATGCTGGAAGATTTGCAAAATTATCAACACTAGATCAAGGAAATTACTATGCGGAAATAGATGTAGATAAAACCAAAATATCAAGTATGGCAGAAGTAGCAGCTAAAGCATCATTGGGTGGAAATGTTTTAGGTGGTGCAACTGGTAAAGATTATTTTGAACTAGTAAAAGCTGGTGAGTATGAAGGTATATCCAAAAAGGCTCTCTATGATATTCTTGATTCAGAAGTAGGTACTACTGGAAGCGAAAAAACAGCAGCTGGTAGAAATAGATTTACTTCTATTTACACAGAAGCAGACATGATTTCAGTGGAGTCAAGAAAACTTTATGATGAAGAATTTGATTCTCAAGTTCATGTTATAGCAGGAAACGGAAGAACCCTACAACAAGCTTCTGACATTTGGGATCAATTTAGAATGGGTTATCACGAATACGTAAGTGTTAAAGATTCATTTCAAAAAATATATGGATTAGATCCAGATGATATAACTCCATTAGCTGAGTTGGGTGCAATTGGTAAATCTATATCTACCGGATTTGGAACACGCACAGGTAGCGTACCAAGTAGCGCCGCAGAAGTAAGAAGATTGAACGAGGCATTAAGCCCTGATGCGTATGAAAAGGCTGCAGCTAGATATAAGTTAAATAAAGATGATGGACCATTTCAAAAATTTGGAACATCTGGTGTTTTGGGAACTGCTAGTGATGAATTTACGTCTGTATTTGGAACGGAATTTTTAAATTCACAAACAATTCCACAAGCGGACGCAGCACGAGGCTTAACCGGAATAAGTGGAGACAGAGTAAAGCAGGGTATTGAATTATCTAGAGTTAATTTTATCGATGCCAATAAAGAAAATAGTGGATTAATTGACTATTTTAATACACTAACTATGCAAAAAGTAAATGGAATTACAGATATAATTGCACAGGGATTAAAAGATTCAGGAAAAGATGATCAACAGATTGGAGATTACTTAGCATATATTGAAAGTCCTAAGCAATTATTCTTAACTATGGTTGGAGCATTTAGAGCAGCACTTTGGATCAATCCTTATGCTAGAGCCTGGCTTGTGTTAAAACCTAACAGAAAATTATCAGGAAGTGATCAGTGGGATTTCGGCCCTGTTCTAAAAGCATTCCAAGCATATATAGATCCAACAGAAGACTTTGCTAAAAAGAAAGAAAAGTTTTTAAAATTCCTTTCACAAAATGCTAGCGAAGGAAGTGGCGCAACTAACTTCATGCAAGCTATGGGGCAAGATGTTGGTGGATTCTGGGATAGAAATATTGGTCCTTTATTTACCGCCCTTGGAGACAGTCTATCTGGATTGATGAATCTTTATAGAATGTCGATGATGCAATTGGGCTACGGCTTGTCTCAAGTAGGGCAAATGTCTAAGCAGGCAAATATATTAAATAAAGCTCTAAATGACTCAATCTACTATACGTTAGGAAGACCAGGTTCTCTTCTAAGAGCTGTAGATAATCCTTTCACTAGAGAATATGGAGAGCCTGTAGTCGAAATTAGAGAGCCTTTCCAGAGAGTCCATTACTTAAGTTCTTTCTCTCATATTATTTCTAATGGAATACAAGAAAACATTAGTGGAGTAGCAACTCAGGTAACTGCAGTATCAGATGGAAAATACCCAGTTACTGTAGCAATGGATAAATCAACGCCGGCTGAAAGACAAGTTGAAAAAACTGTTGAAACAGGAATATACTATGACAACGCAACTGGGTCAGGACTATTTGGAGGTCTTCAACCAATCTTGCATCCTTTTGAGTTTGCTAGAGGTATATCTAAAGTAGCGCAAGGTACTCCTGATGAACTTCTAGCTAAAAGAGTTGCATTATCTCATCTTAAAGAATCATTAAAAGATATTTATAATGGGGAAATTTTAGTAATAGGAAATGCCGACATAAGACCTCATGATCTAGTTTATTTAGCTGACGTTTATGAAAGAATGTACGGGCTATTTGAAGTAGAACAAGTAGTACATCACTTTACTTCTGATCTTGGTTTTGTCACCTCAATAACACCTAATGCACTTGTGACAGTAAACGATCCATCTAAATGGTTCATGTCTTCATGGCTAGGGTCTTGGATGCATATGCAAGCTTTAAGAAATGACACTAGATTGTACATGAATTCTTTAGGTTCTGGAGTAACAGCTTCTGGTCAAGTTAGTGTTGACGGATTGTCAACTTCACTTGATGCGCAAATGGTTGGAAGCATACAGTACACTCATGGTTCAACAGCACTTGCTAAAGACATAATGGCTCATTACGCATCTGTTGGCTATACGGACATTAAAGATCAAGTAAAAGCACAAGTAGCACAAAATGGTCTTAATGGACAGGTAAGTGTAGGGGGAATAGGTGCAATGTTTGCTGGAGCAACAGGACTTGGTGCAGCGGCAGCAGCTATAGGAGCTATGGCTATACCCGGAGTAGCAGTTGCTTCAATAGTCGGGGCTGGAATAATAGGATTAGGTGGTTCAGTAGGTGGTAATTTAGCATGGAAGGGTTGGAGTTGGATTAGAGATAATGTCCTAGATCAACACGGTTGCTATATTCAATATCTAAATAGAAATGGACAACCCATGGATGCTGGTTTATCTCAAGCAGGTCAAGGCATGGTTGTTGGAAGATATGCTACCAAAAAACTACTTCCAGGTATCTTGGGGGTAAGTACTAAGGTAAAAACAGATCAAGGTTTTGACTATATTAGAACAGACGATCTTCTAAAAAATCTTGGCTGGAAAGAAAAACAAATTACAGATTTAACTAGATATATAAGTTTAGAGAATGCAGTAGTTAATACACAGTTATTAAAATTTGCTGGCTCTGGTCCAGAAAAAGCTGGATTAAATCAATTCTTTAAAATTATATGTAAAGTTGACAGCATAACCGACGGTGACACAATAGAAGTCATAGATATATTTGACACAAAAGTAGACGCCACAACGGGTAAGCCTAAAACAATTAAAGTTCGTTTTTCAGGTATTAACACTCCCGAATTAAACATAGTTAAGGCAGACATAGCAAGCAACCCTACTTCTAATGTTAAAATGAAATCGGTATCAGTATTAAATAAACAAATAACAATAAAAACTGAAGTTGTTAATTATAATGTAGATGATAATGTAATTATACAATTTGCAGATAAATCAATTTCAGATTTATCAATTAAAATATCCAGTATCAATACTACAGCAAAAAGTTTTACGGGTACAACTTACCTAAATAATATAGTTGAAAGAAATATAGAAGGAATTGTAAATATATATTCTTCTGAAATACAAATTATAAATCCAAAATCTCCAGGAGGAGCTGCTACATTATTTACGCAACAAGCCTTAAAGGATAAGATAATTATTTTAAGAGTCTCTCCTGATTCAAAACAAATAACAGCAATTTTTACTGATAAAGATTTTGATTCAGGATCAAGTAAGAATAAAGCATTCTCTTATGACAAAGATGTATACGGAAGAACTATAGGAACTATATTCTATAAAGCTCCCCAAAACATAGTTGACGCAATTATAACAAAAGCTACTGATTTATTTACGTCTAATTTAAATACCTCACAAGCAGATATGACCTCAGCCCCAGATCTATCGGCATTAAATAATCCACCTATTGGAAAGAATGTATTAGCTAATACATTCAATAATGAAGTGTTTGTTACTAGATTTAACGAAATATTAAAATATATACAAGGTGTAAATAAAACAAATTATTTAACGCAGGTTAATAATCCTGGTTTAAGCGGTATGTCGGCTAAAAGAAAAAAACTTTATTCAGATTATGTATATATGAAAATTTTAGAATTTATATATGATAAAGTTTCAGATTGGCCAAATATAGAATGGGACGAATACTATGACGATGGAACTCCGGCAACGCTAAACTATGAACTAGTACTTAAGGGCTTAGCAAATGTGGACACTAAGGGATTGTTAATGGAAAAACCATCAGTAATAACATCTAACGAGATGGCGGCTATACCTAGAGCTGTAACTGTGAATCGAAATTAAAGGATAATATATGAGTGATTTTAATTTTACCGTAGATGATCTATCTAGCTCTTCTGCGATGGCACAAAAAACTTCAGATGCTCTTTATGCTGGCGCTGAACCTCTTAAAACATCTTATTCTCAATACGGTGATGCAAATAGAACTTTAACGCAGAGAGATCTGCAAAGTGTTTTAGCCGGAGACGCCTTGTATAGAAGTCCTAATTTTGGATTACAAGTTAGTCAAAAAACTACTGAGTCTTCCGTTAATTCTATATTATTAGCTGGATCAAACGACTCTGCTTCAATGAAGATACAAGATCCAAACTCTCCCAACTCTGGAGATTATCTACAAGGTGCTAGTGCATTTCATCAAATAGTTGCTTCTGGATCTTTAGGGCAAGCATCTTTATCTTTTGGACTTCCAGATTACATAGGAACATTAGCAGCATCTACAGATCCGGACACTAGTCCAGGTGGGCATTCTGATGTAACTTATAGTGTAGATACAACTAAAGCCACAATGGGATCAAGATTAGTTGCATTTAAGCAGGACATGCTTCCCGAAGAAGCGGCAATTTATGAATCACAAATAAAAAAATTATTATCATTAAATATAATAGAAGATTTTGCTTTTGCTATTTGGAAATTTAAAACAGATGGAACTGAATCTATTCAGTCTGGCTGGACTATTTATGAAACAAATTCATACGAAGAAAGAAATGCTCCTAAATTAGATACAACTAAAGATTGGTCTAAAGAAGCCGGAAAAACCGCATACCTTGGAGCTAGCCTAATAGAAATGCTACTTCAATTGGGTGATAAAATTTACCTAAAAGGAGGAGTGGGAGTATCTAGATATTTTAAAGCAGGTAATCTTAAACCCTTAACAGATAAAAGCGGAATTAGTGATCACACTTTTGGCAGAGGAATAGATATAGAGATTGTTGGCAATACATCTAAGGATGCGGTCAACGTTGCCACAAGTTTAGATAATTATAAAGTTGCATTAGATATATTGCTAACTCAGTTAAACAACATGCCAGAGTACTTACAACCAGATTTAATTGTTATACACCCAGCTCTTGAAACGGAATATGGTATTGGACAAGGGTTTGAATCTCGTTTTGTTGGAAATAAACGGAAAAGATGCAGATGGCACAGTAATAACTAATGCTGGAATATTATTTAAAAAATATCCAAATTTAACTAAAGTTAATTTTACTTGCGATGCAAACCACGCTGGACATATACATGTTTCCTTTGGTCCTACTAGAGCGGGAACATATGAAAGTTGGTTGATTGCATCTGGTGGCGATGGCTCACAAACTGATACTACATCTGGCGCAGCACCTGCTGGCTCTGCAGATGACCTAACTGAATTAGGCCAAAGTTTTGCCACTAAAACTGGTGCTATTAAAAATACTAACGCACTTTACAAAGCCTTGATAAATTATGGTGGTTATTCACCCGAAGGTGCGGCAATACTAATGTGTATTGCAGAAAGAGAAAGTAATTATAGTCCTGGTTCATTTAACGGACGCGTAAACTCATCTAGCGAAACACCACCGGGCACTGAAGATTATTCCGTTGGATTGTGGCAATTTAATTTCATAGGATCACCTCTTTATTTGGATGGTGACATAACAGTTGCGTCTATAGAAAATGGAAAAGTCATTACACAAAAGATCAAAGGTTATCAATTAGTTGATAAAGACTATGTTGCAAACGGAACTAAGAATGCTGCTACGGCTAAAGTTCAGATGAAAAAATGGTTTGCCGCAGAACCCAATAAGGCAATGACGGGTAAGGTTCATTCAGACCCAAGACTTTGGAATGCAATAACTCAAATTTATACAGCTAAAATAATGACAACTCAAAAAACGGATGGTTGGATGTTTTGGAATTGGGGAGAATATCCTACAACACAAGGGAAAGTTGGCGATCCTTACGATCCAAATATAAGACCACCCACTGGTTGGCTAAGGGAACTTAAATTTCAAACCGCTGTTAATTTTTATGTAACTAATAATCCCGGAAAAACAAGAGAAGATTTAGTTAAATGGGTAAAAAAACCTGGTCATATGGATAAAAATGCTAGGTCCACTAAAGAATTTTTAGATAGATGGTTACAGGGTACAGTGTTTAATATTGACGGAACCATCGATACCGAAAAATCATCGTCAGCTACTAGTACAACTACTGGATCTTAAGATGAATAAATTAATATTAATTTTTATATAAAGGAAGAAACCAATGGCTCAAATATATCCTAAGTTTGATCAAAAAATTAATGACCAAATATCCACGACACACATGCAAAAATCTAAGACGCGTGTGGGCACTGTTGCTAATTATGACAGGATAAAAAATACAGCTGTAATAATATTGGAGTCAAACTATTCAAATACAGTTGGTAATATAATTAAAGATGTCCCCTGCCCAACAATATACGGACTTCAATCAGTAGCACCAGAACCTGGGGATAGATGTGTGATAGGCTTTAGGGACGAAAACGAAAGACTGCCTCATGTCATAACTTTTTTAAGCGATACATATAATGGCAGAGCTACTAACTCGAGTATAGCAAATAATGGAATACCAAGGTTTTTAATTTAATATGAAAAAAAACACTTCCCTAAACAACAATGCTGAAACACAGAATAATAATCATTTTGATGAAGCAGCTGAGTTGGAAAATAGGGGCAACTTTTCCAGAAGAGAAGTTGGCCTTACTCACCCTGATACTTCTTCATTTATTAAATTAAATGATAAGGGAGAAATAGAGATATTTGCTGGAGAGCAAATTGGCATTATCATTAGTCCGGTTACTGGTACGATATCACTTTTTGCTGATGTGGTAAAAATACACAGTAAAGAAGACAATGGATTTAGATGGAATAATATGTCATTTAATTACGCCGGAGATACATATAATGAGCCAGCTTTGGTCAAGTTAAATGAGAAAGAGATTAATTCAGGCTTTAATTATGCAAATCATTATCTGACTAATTTAGACGAATTAGATGAGTTGGATAATTCCAGCAATAATATAGTTACTATAAATGGAGACTATGGCTTTAGGCAGAATTCCAGCAAAGATGAAACTACTATAGTTAGAACTCCCGTTTCTTCTATTGGTCAAGAAGATATGAATCTACTAAAAGAATACGCCTTAACCAATTCTCAGGAAAAGATTAATTATATGAAACAATTGCTAGAAGCTGGATATACGTTTAGTCAAGCTAGAGAAAAGACGATGAGGGACAAAGGTGCCTGACCTATTTTTAACCGTTAATGGAGACCTTACCTTAAGTAGTAATAAGGATATTGCAATGGTAAATAACACCATGCAAAATGACGTTCAGCAAGTGTATATAAGACTAATGACTGAACCCGGAGACTTCTTTTCTTATCCAACCCTAGGTGTTGACCTTACTACTTTATACGGAATGCCTCAAATTCCTCAAACTGGAGAGTACGGAAAGCAATTAATAAAGACCGCCCTTCAAAGAGAAGGCGTATTTAAGGGTAGGAATATTACAATTGAGGCTGTCCCAACTGGTCCAGACACAATAAGATTTGATGTTCACGTATTAACTAGCGCTAATCAGCCAGTTACTTTAAGTATTAAACAAAACCTAGGAGCTTAAATGCCGACAATTAACGCTAGATCTCAAGATGAAATAGTAGTAAGAATACTCGATGCCCTTCAAAAGAATGCTGGTATAACAGCTGTTTCTCCTGGCTCAATAGCCAGAGCTTTTGCTGAAGCTTTTGGTACTGAAATGTTTTATCTTTATCAGTCATTTCTAGAATCCATTAATCAGACTAACCTTTCTACGGCAACTGGCAGATCCTTAGATTTATTAGGGGAACTCTATAACGTAAGAAGGAAAACATTAGCTGATCAGCTAGTCTTTGAAAGAACTACTGGAAATATGGAATTCAGCTTAGATAAACCATATGTTTCTAGTGTTACAATACCAAAAGGAACATTGGTCTATAATGATGTTGGGTCATTCTCTTCTGGGCAATACTCCTATAAAGTTTCTCAAGATGTGGTAATTATTGCCGGTATCACAAAGGCCTATGGCATAGTTGAGCCCAACTTCCAATCAAATGATTATGTTGCTTCGGTTGGCTCTTTAACTAAACACAACTTTATAACACCACCTGGAGTGTTAGTATTCTGTACTAACCCTAAAGAAATATATCCAATATTAAATTCAGAAGCTGATGACAATTACAGAAGAAGAATAATAGCTGCAATTAAAGTAACAGGAACTGGTACAGCAGAAGCTATAAGATTTGCTGCTTTAGCAGTAAAAGGGGTTAGGGATATTAGAATTAGGGAGGCTTCATTTGGCCTTGGTTCCTGCGATATTATTGTGGTTCCGGAAGTTCCGGGGCAAATCAATCAAATACCAACCGTAGTCCAAGCTGCTATATCTGGCATTAGGCCTGTTGGAATAAGAATGAATGTTACAGTAGCTGAACCAGTAGAGTATTCTGTTACTGCAACTATAAATCTTCCCTATGGAACTTCTCAAAATATGGTTAATGGAATACAAAACCAAGCTTCACTCTTTGTTAAAAGGTATTTAAACTCCTTGACAATAGGGGATACAGTTTCTGTTCAAGAAGTAGAAAGACAAATGACTTTATCTTCAGATTTAATTAGAGGGGTTAACATTTCCACTATAACAGCTGGTGGTCAAAATGTTAATAGAAAAGACTTTAGACCCTCTAATGAAAAACAATATACAGTTGCTGGTAATATTAGCATTTCATCTGTTATAATTGGTCTGTCTAATTATTAAGAGAAAGCTGGTGCCATGTCATCAACCGACAAATATTTTATAGTAACAACTAACCATATTGTAAAAGCTCCCAACAAAACCCATGCTAAGTGGGCTATTGAGGGGGAAGTGGATTTCTCTGGTGAAGTTTTAAAAAATGACTTTGAATTAAAGCAAATATCTGAAGTTGAAGCTTATAAATTTTCTGGCTTCTCCTCCTATATATCAGACGACGAAGATCTCGATGATCCAGCTGATATTACGGATTTTAAATTAATAGAACAAAACACTGCTGATGAAAATGGCAACAAGTTCGACTTTATTCGTTCAGAGAATAGGCGTTTAGCCAAATTAGCAGAGAAGAATAAGAATGTTAAGGACGAGGCAATCCTAGCAGTCTATGAGGCAGCTTACGACGCTTTCTCGCAGTTCGAAATGCCCCCAGTGCAGTACAAGGGCCCAGTCAGTAAAAAGGGTTCCTCAGAGACCGCTGTAGCAGTATTTGCAGACTGGCAATTAGGCAAAATTACCCCTAGTTATAACTCAGATGTTTTAGCTCAAAGAATTGAAACCTATACCGATAAAATGGTAGAAATCGTCAATATCCAAAGAGCTCACCATAACGTAGATAATCTTCATGTTTGGCTTTTGGGGGATATTGTTGAAGGCGAAGAAATCTTTCCTGGACAAAGTCACCTCATAGACTCTGGTCTATATAGACAGGTTGGCGTCTATGGTCCAGAAATTCTATCTACTTTTTTAAATACAGCTCTTGAAAACTTCAAACACGTCCACGTAACCGGGGTTATAGGTAATCATGGAGCCGTAGGAGGTAGAGCTAGAAAGCAGCACGATCCAGAAACCAACATGGACAGACTGCTTTACAAGATAGTTGAACTTATATTTAAAAATGAACCAAGAGTTACCTTTAATATTCCCGACGGAAAAGGCGAAAGAAACTTTTATGCTGTCGACACTATAGGTAATTATAGTAGTTTATTAATTCATGGCGATCAAATGCCTTCACCAAGCGCAACTCATGGTTACTATAAAAAGGTAATGGGATGGAAAGATGGCGCTATTCCTGAACATTTTGACGATGTATTCATGGGTCATTACCATCAGCAGGCTAAAATGACCATAGGTAGCGGTTTATTAAGAATTTCTGGTTCTCCAGAAAGTCATAATACCTATGCTCAAGAATATTTCTCCTCAATGAGTAGACCATCTCAACATCTTTTATTTGTTCACCCAGAGAATGGTATTACTTCAGAGTACTCAATTTGGCTAGACTAGAAGCATTGAAAGGCATCTGTAGATGAAGCAATACATTTTAGGTCTAAGGAGTAATGACTTCATTAGATCAGGTAAAAGCTGGACCACCGATGCTATAGACCTATATCATAATAAATTTTACACTAATTATTCTGTTCTTAAATCAAGAACTGGAATAAATAGCTTGGGGGATAGAACTTTTGTTGGCACAGAAGTGCTACTGGGGGCTACTCCTTCGGTTGTAGTTCAGGGAGCTACACCAATTGCTGTCACTAATTACGGCGAAATCATTAAAGATCCTAATGTTATTAACTATAATATTTTTCAATACGATGAAGCATCGGGTGAATATTTTATATTTGATTTAATAGCTGATTCTTCTCCTTATTATATTCTAAATCCAGATTCAGTCGATCTTAACCTAGAAAGATTTGTAGATACATCTTCCAGGATAGACATATTAAGCTACAGATCTGCTTTTACTAATGTTCAAACCCAAGATGTTCCCACTCATCAGGTCAAGGTGTATGAGGCTGATTTGGCAGCTGGACCTTGGTTACTTTCCTCGGTATCTTCGCAAGTTGGAACCCTATTCATATCCGATGCAAAAAGGTATGTTAAGTTTGAAATAGAAGTAACTTCTGAATTAGACGCTCAAGATGTAGAGAATTACGGCTTAGTCGTTTTAGTAGAAGTGGCAATAGCCAATCCTGTTTCGCCAGTTCTGACTAAGATGGGAAAAAATATCTTAAGAAGATTCCCATCTTGGATGAAAATGTACGAAGATTCCTTAGATCAGGCAACACCAGAACTATATATTCCAAAGACTGTTGGTGGATCGTTTGTAAACGCTCTAGTTTCTGACTATCCAGAAAATTTTGAAAAACAAGTTAATCTTTTTGAATTAGACAAAAACATTAATACTTCAGACATTAATCAATTAGCTTGGATATATACCACATCTAGCATATTACCAAGTCATATGACAGTAACTGGAGATGACATAGTATTATCAAAAGTAGATTCAATAGTAGAACTATATGAATCTGCGCAAAATGATTATGTATATTATTATAATAGTTTAACTAGAGAAATATTAACTATAAAATTATTTAAATACCTATCAGTAGATTCTGTAATAGCAGAACAAACTCCAGTATTAAAATGGAACTGGTTTGATGAATTTGGTGTAAGAGTAGGCATAAATAGATTATACTTAGAGTCTAATAGTAATTTTAAAAATAGAATCTTAGACGTATACATCAATAGACCGGGAACTACATTAGAGGCAACTAAACTAACGTTGAGAAGAGAGTTGGATACCTGGAGTGCTTTTGGGGCTACTCCTGATTCAAACTACTTGGGTGCTACTCCTGAAATTATGGAAATTGTAGACATGGAGTCTTCTACTTCATATTTTACTGAGTCTGGTCAAGTCAAAAAAGAATTTAAAGATTTTGTAGAAAAAATTAATACTACATACCCAACAAACTGGGGATACGCAAACTGGCAGAGATCTTATTGGGATTATGCCGGCGCACTTCAAGAAGGTGTTGGTAGAATATCAGCTAACTACGATGGAGCAACTCCATTGGGCGATTATTATCAGCCAGGAGTTGGAGACTTTGAGGACGCTAAAATAATAGTTAAAGAGCCAATTGAAAATAATATAGATTTTAGTGCCAGCTTTAAAGCATATGGTATAGAAAAAGATGGCTTTAGATCTGAGTATTCTCCAGTTAAAGTAGACTATGAATATTATGGATCTTACTACCAAGACATTTACGAAAACCAAAGCGCTACAGCTAATTTTAAGTATGTGCTAGAGCTTAATCCCCACGGATCGTACGCTCAAAAAACTTCATTCTATACAGATGTTGCATTTTATCCACAAAATTCTTATGAGCCAGGTCACCCAGCTAGTCCAGAATATTCAATTGTAAAACTCTTTGACGCAGAGGGATATAGCTTAGACGGATATGTATTTAAAAATTTATCTAACAATCAAGTGTACTCAAATACAGCATCAACTCCAGCGCAATCAAAAGTTAATGTTCACTTTGCTAGTAAAGCTTCAGCAACTCCTAGCTCTGGTTCTTCTAATTTTAACATTAAGCTATTTGGAGCAACACCGTTTAGTAAATCAATAGGATCTCCAATATCTTTAACAACTCCTGGTCAAGGGCCTAACTCGGCAAATATACAAGTATCTTCTGATCTATATAATAAAACTAAAAAATACTTATATACTTCTCCAAAAATTCCTGGTTCATTTAATCTTAATGATATTAATGACAATACTAAAACTCAAGATCATATTTTAAATCAAAATTTTATTAAAAAGAATTTAATATTTCCTCCAGGTGCAACTCCAGTTTACATTCACATAGATAACGTTAAGCCAGTTGGATATGATGAGTATTTGATGGATGTTTATTCCACCCCGACATATGATGGTTACGGTGGATTTTCTAGAAATGAAAATCTTGATTTAGACTACCTAATTCCAGCTTCACCAAATATCATAGCCCAGTACGTTGGAGCAAATTTTGCTACACCAAATCAACATTTTGGTTATATTAATACTTCCGGTAGTACTGTAAATTATTATTTTAAATCATTGAAGTTCCCTTACGCTTCTACTCCAAATCAAATTAATTTTAAAACCAATTCTTCTATTGTGTATCCATTTCAAGTTCAGAAATGGAAATCATTCGAGAAGACGACTGAGCCATTAATAGATGGAACAGTTAGTCAATTTGGCATTATTAGAACAGACCCAGATAATAAGGATGATAACTTTAGTAAAAACTCCGATTTAATCGGTACGTACAATTTGACTTATGCGGACTTTGATACAACTAACACTGATCACGTTATTCAAAAAATAGAAGTTGTAAATGACGTAGACGGAGTAGACCTGTTCATGGATAGACAATATGTTTATTCAGTAACGCAAGAAGATGTTTTCTTAGATAATGTGATTAGAGCAAACAAAGATGGATCATTCAGCACGATAAGCGTACGAGCTAAGTATAATGGTAATTACAAATCTTACATTAAAACTGGCTGGTACTCACAGAACGAAGAAGACTATTATATTTATAGCAATCCTATCACAGAACATCACACAACTCCTGGTTTTGAATTAAAGCTAAACGATGTATCTAGACAAGGTGCTCCAATTATAGTTAATGGGTCAATTATAAATAACAATGCAGCAACCCCATTTTCATTGCAAGAAGTTGCATTTTATGATGAAGCTACTCCAACTCATGCTAGTCTCACTAACAAAGAAATAATATATGCAAATAAAAGTAATAAATTATTCTTAGGGTACGACGAAGTTTATGATGTTAATGTTACCGATTTAGTAACTGGCTATACAATTCTTACCAATGGGCAATCAGCTACCCCAGGAATTACTGTATTTAACTCAGTAACTCCCGTGGTATATCAAAGACCATACGAAGTTACGTACAAGGTTCCTCAGTCATTTGCGGTAGACAATGACTATTATGATTCAGTAAATGAGAAGTATATTTCAAAAATATACTTTGATTCAACACCCAATGCTGCCTATTCTTATGATATAACTTACGAGTCTTCGGTTATGGAAAGCTCAACCCCAATATCCTTAGTTGTAGATCCAAATAAACTATGGGATCAAGAAGGTTTTGTATACCTTAGTCATAATGATTATGCTTTTGGCTCAATCAAAGCAGAGCTAAAACCTTCTACTATTCTTGATAATAATGATGATTTCATGATTCTGACTATTAATTCTTTAGACATAAATGGAAACTCTAAGCCATATCAAAGTTTTCATATAACATCTTCTGCAACTGTAACTTCAGAGCAGGAATATATAACAACAGATATCAACGGATTTGCATACGTAAATTTATACTATAGCGGAAGTATTCCCGCAACAGTGTCGTCAGGAAACATACAGATAAATGGATTAGCTGGAAATAATATCCATGCTCACCAAAATTCTAGCACTTCTCTTATGACAAGTTTAGTTTTAAATTATGCTATTTCTACAAATTATTATAATGGAAAAAATATTAAAGCAATACCCGATACCTCCATTTTATATGCTAACGGAATCTCCAAAAACTACATTAGGGGAATGGTAAAGAATGAAGGAGTAGCCGAAGCGGGGGTAGTTATACTATGGAGAAAAGCTAGAACACTAGAGGAGCTATTTAGCCAAGAATTTAACAATACTCAGTATGTTATTTCAGATGAATATGGCAAATTTAGTATTGGACCAATACATGTAATGGGGCCAGGTGATCCTGGTATTTGGTTTGTTTCTGTTGAGTCTGAGCATAAAACTTTTGCACAATGGAATCAAGCTTCTGAGCCAGAAACAATCTCTGGAGACATAGTCTACTGGTATGAAAAGTATGACAATATAAACTATTCATCACAAGATTCAGTATTGTATCATCCTAATGTACTATTAGGTGAAACAACAAACATCTATTCCAATCCAGCTTATCCGGTTAACTACTATGATGGATCACCTGCTACGCCCACTAGCGCTACCGTATTAAACTGGAATTTGCCTAAATGGTATCCAATAGACAGATGGCAGCAATATCAAATGCACCTATTAACAAATGTTTCAGATCAGATAATATACACAAATCTAATGAATGATCATGAGGAAGAATAATGAAAAAGTTTACAGATAAGACTAATTCCTTAAAAGAACCATCTATTAAAACTGGAAATTTTGTACCAAAAGACGCAGTTAATCTTGGTTGGTTTTCCGGCAGGGAAATATCTCCCAAAAATAACCTTTCAGTAGTCGACCTAACTTCTTTGATTCCGGAGAATATAAATACAGAAGAAACTTTATCTCAATTAATGTATGCTAACGAACTAGGAATACTTGAAGACCAAAAAGGTAATACATACATTGAGCCTGATGATATATCTGTTAGTGATGTGTTATTAAACGATAGAACATTAGATCAAAAATATTTAATAGAAGAGTTGAAAAAATCTTCTTTTGTGCACTCATACTATGTCAGCAGATATTTTACATTAGTTCCAACTAAAGTGTTAGATGATTTTTCGATAAATGATTATTTAGACGATAGGTTTATTCCTAATCATATTAAAGTATTAGATGAAAACGGAAAACTATATGCCGATCCCGTAACTGGTGTAAAAAAATATAGAATTATATTAGAAGCTTTTTTAACAGAAGAAAATATCAATCATACTGATATACCTCATAAAATATTTGTTTTATTTGATGAGCCTAAAGTTAGCAACTTTACTTTAGTGTACGACAAAATAGAAGTAAAGAGTACAGGATTGTGGAATAAGCAACAGTTAAAGTTCTCTGAGAAAATTAATACAGTACCATTTTTTGATCATATAAAAGAAGAGACTCAGGTTGTAGATCCAGGAAACTCTAATAAAAATTCTTTTTCTTTGAAAAGAAATTCTAAAAAATATTTAGTAGATGGATTAAATATAGGCGATGCTAAAAATCAAATATATGTTAATAAAAAAGCTATAGATGACAATAGAGTCTTTGAAGTCTTTAACTGGAGATTGATAGCTAAAATACAAAATCATGTTGATTTTTCATTGACCAATTATGGAAATCCGACTAGTAGTAACTCCACTATAGCAACTACGGTAAATGTTGGCGTTTTGTATTCATCTAAAGAGTTAAATTTATCTGTTAACGAACTACCTTCTCAAAACTCACTAAGTAGTATCAAGCCATATGTGGCATTAAATCTACAGAATTCACCTTTTAACTTAGCTAATTACTCATTTATCAATCCAGTGGCAGATGCAGCTGTAGCTTTAAGTAAGGACATGGCATCATATTGGCTTGTTGACATTGACAATTTAAGTGACTTAAATCAATTTGATGTTTTATTTATTTCATTATTTTGGAAATTAAATGATACACAAGCTAAGAAGTTAAATAATTTTGTATCGAACAATGGAACTTTAATAGTAGATGCCAGTGGCGCTCCAGCAGATGGTCTCAATGAATTAAATCCAATTTTTACAATGTCTTCAGATTATGTTTCCGGCTCATCATATTCATATAATACAGATAGTATATATATCAACAAGGATAAGAACAATGCATTTAGTATAGCCAACGATCAGTTTGAAGCTAATTGTGGAATTTTTGGGTATTTAAAAACTGTTAACAATACAAATAAATCGTATAGATACTTTTCTAACAGTGCAACTGAGAGCGTCTTGTACTATACTGATGAGTCAAAAAAAATAGTAGTTTCCGCTAGAAGTATTAGGAAGACTGATAATTTAGTAGCTGGAAATATAATTGTTAGTTCCGCTCCAATGTTTGATTACGTAAACAATATTTACGATTCAAGCGCTCTAGTTCCAAGGCAAAATAATAGTCAATTTGCAATTTCTTCAAGTAATAATTCTACTTTTTCTAAATACGTAGAGCGGACCCTATAAGTTCTTATACAACTGTGTATCAGTAGCTCTTAATGATAAGGTTGAATCTTCTAGATCTAATTTGGATGTAAGATCTAGTATTCTTTATTTTACATCAAACTGGAATAATGATTGGGCTATTGATACAGATGTTTTGTTTGATGAAGAAAAAAATGAATATTTCACCAACTTCAATGAAAATAATGTAAATTTTTTAGTAAAAAAAATAAACAATCTTAGTCCAAGTATTAAAAACTATTACATTAATGAAATTAAAAAAATAATTAGTGGATATCAAGATAGGTTTTTTGATCAAAATCAAGATAACATTACTTTTTATATAGAATATACCAATCCAAATATAAAATGGACTAACACAACAGAGAGCACATCTCCTGTAACTGAAGATGAAAAAAAAGAAATAGGTTCTTCTTATAATCTAGTTAAAATTAATAATAAGCTATCTGCCACTTTTGCCTATACTAACAAAAAAACCGCTAAGTTTGAATTACCAGCAGGGTTTGGTTCGTATGTTATAAAAGATAAACCAGTAAAAGCTCACATGAATGTAATGAATGTTTCTCAAAGTTCTTCTTTAAAAAACTATAATTTTGATTTTAACTTAGCTCATTCTGCAACCTATGGTTCAGACACCGCTAGCGTATTTAAGGCTTCAGTTGGAACGTCTTCTACAGCACAATTTACTCAGGTCCACGAATACACTGTAGACGAAGGTGCCTTCAAGAAGGTAATAACACAAGAGGCATATAATGGATTTCTACCTGGGCAAAGTAGATCAAAATTACCCAATACATCTCAAGCGGGTTTGCTTAAAACTTCGGAAACTAATACCATACTAGATATACCAAATCCACTAAACACCTATAGCTACACTTATGATATAGATAAGGGCAATACTTATTCATCATATTCCCTTAATGATTCTGGACCATATGTAAGATATATTCAGTTAACGCTCAATGCTTACGGAATAAAGACAACCATAGATGGAAAATTTGGAGCTAAAACAGCAGCTAACGTAAAGCAATTTCAAAAAGACAAAAAAATTATAGTAGATGGAATTGTTGATTCTCAGACAAAAGAGTCATTAGCTTTTGTATGGTCCGGAATGAATGGAGATGTTAAAAAAGATTACATTAAAAAAATTAACAATGGCGATTATACGGATAAAACATTTGATAAATATATCAATGGAGCCTCTAACGCTCTTACTGTAAAAAATGCAATTGATCAAGACAAAACTATTAGGTTGATTAACTTTACATCAAGCAGTAATGGTCCAGAAAGAATGGTATTCTATATTGGCTTTAAGCTTCCAGGGTCTGAGGATTCTAATGCAAAATTAATAGAATCAGTTGCTATTGAAACGGGTGAATTTAGTTCCTTGGCAAAAGCATACAATGGCATGAATTTGCTAAGTTATCAAATAGGAAATGGTTATAGGCAGGGTCAAGTATTTCCTAAGCTAACTAAAAAGCATAAATCTGAGCTATTAAATCTAAAGCTAGATAGCTCAGATTATGTTGGCAAATGGATCACAATAAAAATAGAAGGCGATAATCTTGGCGGAAGTTTTGGAAGCGCAGAAGGATTAGCTATAAGATCTATTTATGTTAATTATAAAGAAAATGATACAGACAATAGTAGTCCAGAAGTATCTTATCAGGAATGGGTTCCAAAAATAGTGCCAAAAACAAGATACAAAGATGTTACTGCCACTATTTCTTACGACGTTGCTTTTGAAAAAAACTCAAATCAGATAACAATTGCTGAGCCCAAAAGCATTACGATAGATTATCCTACGATAAAAAATCCTGGTGTTAAAATTAAATCTATCCAACTTTATAAAGTGTCAGGAAATGAATTTACTGATGAAGCTATAACCTACAAAGACCTTAATCTTGATTTAGACGGTTCATTATATCAACCGGATCCTTCTAGGTCAGAAAAAGTTAGGTTAACACCGACTAAATACAATGGTCTATCAACTGCAACTTTAAAAAGCGTTAATGAATTAGACTTGGGTCACACGTCAAGCTTAGACAACGTAGTCCTAGCGAAGTCGGTAAATACAATTACTGCATCTACAAATGTTTTAAAGTACACTAAATCATTTTATAAAAACCTGGTTAAGGTTACTGGATACAATTTAAAAACACAATCCGGGTCAATTATTGAGGGTAAGAATTCAGTTAATTATTATGATGGATTAATGCTACTCTGCAATGGTAATGGAATGCCTATAGGTGTAGATCTAGCTAGTGTGTATAGCATTAGCACAGCAATGCCAGTGAATAAAGATGTTTATTATTCTAATATTACTTTAACAAATACCTATGGTGATCAATCGGGATTTGAATATGGATTTTACGATATTAAAGATGGTAAATTTATTGGAAAAGAAATAACATACTTAAAGTATAT